TAAAAGTACTTAAGAATTAAGAGGATATCGCATCCCCTTAGTGAGGTGTTTGCTTTGTGTCTTGCTTCCATCCCATGTTGGCTGTCAGCACTGGCTTAAATTCCAACGGTAAGCGTGATATCAAATTTGTCGCTGGTCCTACCGAGTGGGAATCTTACCCGCCTAATGCTCGACTAAAGATTCCTTGTGGTCGCTGTGTTGGTTGTCGGCTCGAACGGTCTCGCCAATGGGCGAACCGCTGTATGCTGGAATTGCAGTATCATGAGTCAAGCTACTTTGTTACGCTGACCTATGATGATGATCATGTACCTGTGACGTATTATTCTGAGAATGATGATGGTGAAGCTCGTACTGGTCTAACGCTTCGTTCTCGTGATCTCCAGCTTTTTATGAAACGATTGAGAAAGGCACATTCATATGAGCGTCTACGCTTCTTTGCCTGTGGCGAGTATGGGTCTATTACTTGTCGCCCTCATTATCACGCAATTATTTTTGGACTCACTCTCGACGATTTGCGACCCTACAAACGTAGTCCCCAAAACTATGATTATTTCATTAGTGATAGTCTTACTGAGTGTTGGGGTCTCGGCTATGTTGTGGTCGGTGCCGTAACATGGGAGACTTGCGCATATACTGCTCGCTATATTATGAAAAAAGCTCTCGGTGAAGGTGTTGAAGTATATGAGCGTTTTAATATCGAACCTGAGTTTGTGAGAATGTCTCGTAAGCCCGGCATTGCGTATCAGTACTATGCCGATCATCCTGACTTGTATCAGTATGAATATATCAATCTTCCGACCGATAAAGGCCAGCTGAAATTTCGCCCGCCTCGTTATTATGACCGCCTTTTTGATGTTGATAATCCCGAGCAGATGGCAAGGATAAAGGCCAAGCGCCAGCACGCCGCGTTGGTAGATGATCATAATAAGTCCTTGCAAACGTCCCTTATTGAGCCTGACCGTTTGGCAGTTGAAGAAGCTGTTTTGACGGCTCGCATAAAATCACTTGAAAGGAAGTTGTAAAATGCGCAAGAAAACCAAACCTAAGTTGGACAATAAAATTTTCCGTCGCACCGCTGCCCACAGTAAGAAGATCAACATCGATCCTAAAATTTTTCGTGGAGGTATTCGCTTATGAAACTCGGACTTTATTCTATCAAGGATGCCAAGACTGGCTTTATGACCCCTGTGCTTGAGCAGGGTGACCCTGCTGCCCTTCGTAATTTCGCTCATGCCGTGAATCAGCCTGATTCCATCATGCACGACTGTCCCAATGATTTTTCTCTTTTCAAGGTTGCGAACTTCGATACCGATAAAGGTATTGACCCCGTGGTCAGCCCTATTCTCATTGTTGATGCTTCGGAGGTGCTGCGCAATGGCTAAGAAGCTGCTTCATATTATCGGCGCTTTTGTGCTGAAATTCTTTTCTCGCGAAAATGTGTCTGCGCTGGTTGACCAGCTGCTTGATGCTCTCTATGAGAGAGGAGATGGAAACAAAGATGTTTGATACGCAGTATACTCCGCATAATCGTATCGCCGCTAATCCTGGCTCTCCTGTCAAGGTGCTTTACTGCGGTAAGTATGATGCCAACGGTCGTGTTGTTTTGGACAAGAAAGGTGAAGAGAATGTGTATGACTATATCCAGTCTTTTCGTGACTCGGTTGATCTCAATGTTATCCTTGCCCGCTTCACCAACGGCGACGTTGAAGCCCTTAATAAGGTTCAGGGCTTTTATGCAGACGTGACCGATTTTCCTAAGAATATGGCCGATGCTCTTAATCGCATCAATCAGGCCGAAGAGATGTTCAAGGCCCTCCCTCTTGAGACTCGCCAGAAGTTTGACTGTTCGTTTGAACAGTTCCTTGCTCAGTCTGGTACTGAAGATTGGCTGTCTAAGATGGGTTTTGAAACCTCTGCTCCGGTAGAGCCCGAGACCCCACCTGTGCAGCTTGAGCCCCCTGTTGTAAAGGAGATCAATAATGAATCGTAATGTTGAATCGCATTTTGCTCTTAATCCGACACGGATTGACATGTCCCGCTCGACGTTTGACCGTTCTGCCTCTGTTAAGACCTCTTTCAATGTCGGTGATATCGTCCCTTTTTTCCTCGAAGAGGTGCTTCCCGGCGATACGTTCAATGTACGTACTTCCAAAGTTGTTCGTATGCAGACCCTTCTCACGCCGATGATGGACAATGTCTACCTTGATTCTTACTATTTCTTTGTTCCGAACCGTTTGGTATGGAATCACTGGAAGGAGTTTAACGGTGAAAACAATGAAAGCGCGTGGATACCCACGACGGAGTATTCTGTTCCTCAGATTACGTCGCCTTCCGCTGGTTGGTCTGTTGGTACTCTTGCCGATTATTTCGGCCTGCCTACAGGTGTCGGCGGTCTGAGTGTGTCCGCTCTTCCGTTCCGCGCTTATGCCCTCGTTATGAACGAGTGGTTCCGCGATCAGAATTTGCAAGACCCGCTTGTTGTGCCGGTTGATGACGCTACCGTTGTAGGCGTGAATACCGGTAACTTTGTGATGGATTGTGCTAAAGGTGGTCTTCCTTATATTGCCGCCAAGTATCATGACTATTTCACAAGCTGTCTTCCCAGTCCGCAAAAAGGCCCCGATGTCACTTTGTCTGTTGCTTCTCAGGGTGATTTGCCTGTATATGCTTCGCAGACTTCTATTCCTGCTGGTACGAATAAGTCTTGGTTGAAAGTTACCGGTTATCCTACTGGTTTAGGTACTGGTGCTTATAATATTATTTTGCAGGGTGGTTCGCAGAATGAGCGTGATGTTTGTGTGTCCAATTATGCTGATGGAAATGGTACTTCTAATTGGCCTGCTGCTCCTGCTAATCTTTGGGCACAAAATTCTGGTTCTGCGATTGTTGCCACTATTAACCAGCTTCGCATGGCTTTCCAGATTCAAAAGCTCTATGAGCGCGATGCCCGTGGTGGTACTCGTTATATCGAGGTTCTCAAGTCTCACTTTGGTGTGACCTCTCCGGATGCCCGTTTGCAGCGTCCCGAATATCTCGGTGGTAACCGTGTGCCGATCAATGTAAACCAAGTTATTCAGCAGTCCGGCACCGGTGCCGGTGCCGATACTCCGCAAGGTACTGTTGTCGGTATGTCTCAGACTACGGATTCCAATCACGATTTTATGAAGTCGTTTACCGAGCACGGCTATATTATCGGTGTTATGGTTGCCCGTTATGATCATACTTACCAGCAGGGTATTGAGCGTCATTGGTCGCGTAAGACGCGCTTTGATTACTATTGGCCGGTCTTCGCCAATATCGGCGAACAGGCTGTGCTTAATAAGGAAATCTTTGCGCAGGGTACCGCAAAGGATAATGAGGTATTCGGCTATCAGGAAGCTTGGTCTGACTACCGCTATAAGCCTAATCGCGTGACTGGTGAGATGCGTTCGGCCTATGAACAGTCTCTTGACGTCTGGCATTTGGCGGATGATTACGCGAGTCTTCCGTCACTCTCTGATAGCTGGATTCGCGAGGATAAGAATACTGTTGATCGTGTTCTTGCTGTCAAGTCTTCCGTTTCCGATCAGCTTTTCGCGGATATCTATGTTTCCAATCGCGCCACGCGTCCGATGCCTATGTATTCTGTTCCCGGCCTTATTGACCATCACTAAATATCATGTTATAGTGGGGGCTGTTGCCCCCACTTTTTTTGAAAGGAGATTTATATGTCTGATTTTTCCGAGGCTTTGAATACTGGTGCTAATCAGATCGCCCATATGCAAGACGTTGCACAGGCAAATAATGCTTGGTCTGCTGGTCAAGCTCAAATCCAGCGCGAATGGCAGGAACAGCAGAATGCTAAGGCTATGGCTTTTAATCAGAATGAGGCCGCAAAAAATCGCAACTGGCAGGAGATGCTTTCGAACACTGCTCATCAGCGTGAAGTGCGTGACCTTATGGCTGCTGGTCTTAATCCTGTGCTTTCTGCTATGAACGGTAATGGTGCTTCCGTTGGTTCTGGTGCTACTGCTCAAGGTGTGACCTCTCAAGGTGCGAAAGGTGATACAGATACTTCCGCTAATGGTGCTATTGCAAATTTGCTCGGTTCTATTCTCTCTGCTCAGACTCAAATAGAGGCCGCTAACATCAACGCTAAGACACAGGAAGCTGTTGCAGATAAGTATACTGCTATGGAGAGAATTGTTTCTGAGATAGCCGCCAGTGCCTCCCGTTATGGCGCGGATACTTCTGCCGCCGCTTCTCGTTATGGTGCTGATAAGAGCGCTTCCGCTTCCCGTTATCATTCTGACCGTAGTTTTGAGGCTTCGCGTTATGGTTCTGACCGTTCGGCTGCTGCTTCTATGTTTGGTTCGTCCCAAGCTGCCAGTGCTTCGCGTTATGCGTCTGATCAGGCCCGCGCCGCATCTAAGTATGGCGCTGATGCTTCTTCCTCTGCTTCTCGTTATGGTACTGATACAGATTATGACCTTCGGAATCAGTATGGTAATAATCAGTTCACTGGCGTTGCCGGTTGGGTTGCTCAGAAGCTCGGCCTTTCGGCTTCTAATCGTTCTGCTCATTCTCGTCGCTCTGGTGGTTTTGGTTCTGACGGTCGAAAAGGAGGTTTCGGCAGTGGTAGATGATGGCTTGATTTTTGTTCTTCTTTTGTTTGCTGTTTTTTTAGTACCTGGTATTCCTATTCTTGCCCTTGTGATCGCTGTTATTCGATGGCTTAATAGACATTAAGAAAATAATTATTTTTTATAAAGGAAGCGAAGCGAGTCGCGCCCCTGCGCCAAGCTCCGCTTCTTTTTTGCACTTCTTGCCAAAATGGTATGCAGTCTCAGACTGCATAA